GACGCCGGCAGTTCGAGCGCCATGGCGCGCAGGCCCTCTTCGAGCGCGGCGAGCTCAGAGGCGGAGCCGTCCACGGTCTTGAGGACACCAGCGAACGCGGACTCCCAATCAATCGCTGCCTTCGCACTGGCTCCGAGAGCGGCGGCCGAGGCGACACCGAACGCCGTGAGGGTTGTCCCGGCCTGCGTCCAATGCTCCCGCTGCAGCTGCATCGACTGGGTCATCCGCCCGAAAGCAGTCTCAGACGCTTTCCCGGTCTTGTCGCCCTTCTTCGCCAACTCATCCAGCGACGACGACGCTTGACGCATCTGCGCCTTAAAGTCCGCGACGTTCGCGCGGAGGGTCACTGAAACTGAACGATCCGCCATTATTCGACCTCCAAGCATGAAAGAATCGGTGCATGAAAGCACGCAAAATAACGGCCCTGATAGCCGCTGGTATCGGTTTGTTAGGCGCCTGTGGGAGCGACGCCGAAGTGGCGGAAACTGGCGCGCCCGAAAGCCAGCCAGCACCGCCCGCCCCCACCTCAGAGGCCCCGGCGTCTCCCGGCACGGACTCAACGCGAGAAGTGGTTGAAGACTTCTATGAGGAGTGCCAAGCCGAATATGTTGCCGCGCTGGCAGTCGAAGGGCTTGTCGAAGACCCTGATAGCGCCGTCAACGAGGGAGGCCGCTTCGAAGAAGACAGGTCCGGGATCATAACCGTGTATGGCAACACGAGCGTGGACGGGAAAGACCAAATCCACGCGTGGGAGTGCACTCTCTCAGACGGCAGAAACCACGGAGAGTGGGAAATTATTTACATCGGGCATGGCCGTTAGCGTTCGAAGAATGTGGGGTCGAGTCTGATCCCGATCTTCTGCCCCGGCTCGCTCTTACCGTCTTTGTCTTTCAGGTAGCGTTCTCGTGCCGCACACGCCTGACAAGTGATCTCGTCATCCACCTCGAACCAACCGTTCATGACGTCGTCCCATGCGAGCCGCTTCCCGAACCCACAATCCGGGCACAGCGACCGGTCGTAGATCGTGAGCGCTTCAGCCAGTGCCCGGTCCGTTGAGGTCCATGCCCCAGGCGGGTCCACACCCAAGAATTCGAGAGGCCTGACCCTCCACTTGAGCGCGGTCTGCAGGGACAGCAGCAGGTCGGCGTTGTGCGGTTCAGCGAGAACGCCAGCTAAAAAACCGGCAAAGCATCCTGACTGACACCAGAGATCTGCCCCCACGCATCCACCAGACGACGCACCTGCGACGGAATCACCTCAGCCAGCTCCAGCAGGTCATCACCCGTGAACGCGCCCTCAGGATCCACAATCTGAGCAGCCACAATCCCAAGCGTCAGCGCCTTCTGATCCGTGACGCCGGCGTCCTGCAGCTCCCGCATCTTCCGGGCCTGCCACTCCTTCGACCTCTCCTCCAACACAATGTCGAGGGATGCCGCGAAATACTGCTGCCGAAGAGCCTTGAGCTTCCTTTGGCGTTCCTTCACGAGAGACACCAGGCCAAGCTGCTGAGCCTCCGCCAACTCCGCCGCGACCCGCTGAATGTGCACATCCAGGTCAGCCCGCGCATAGATCCGGACCGTGGTCCGCGCGGACCGGACGCCCTCGATCCAGGCTTTCAGGTCGAAATTCTTCGTCGCCTCAGCAAACTCCTCACGAGCACGCTTCTGGTCAAGCTCCTCTTCCGACAGGGAAAGTTCCGGCTTATCATGCGGTTCGTCCGGCTTCTTCGCCGGAGCCGGATCACCCATCGAAACTTCATCTTCAACACTCATCATGGTCTCCTCAAAGATTGTGTGGTCTCCGATTACATGCAGTGAGTGGGGCAGGTTGGGAGGGGAGACCATCCTCCCAACCCACCCCGGTCCTATGCGTCCGCGACCTCGCCCGTCCAGGCGTTCTGAACGCCCAGCGGGATCGTCCGCTTGATGTAACCAGCAGAACGATCCGACGGTTTCTGCGCGCTGCCGGTCGTGACCTGATAGACCTCGACCTCCTGGCCAGACTCCCAGGGCACGTCGTAGCGGGGGCCTTCACGTTCAGCGATCCAGCCCTGCGTGCCCTTGATCTTCAGGGCCTGGAAAGCGACGTCCTCTTCAAGATCCGCCTTCCCAGTGTCGTCCAGCATCCGGAAAACCGTCACCGACCCGGCATAATCCGTCGCACCAAGATCATTCCCAGCACCCGGCTCACACAGAGCAGCCTCACTGATGGTCTGGTCACCCGTCGGGCCCAGCTGATAATCCGACTTCATAATCGAGCAGGACAGGTCAACACCCGCCTCCAGCTCCTGCACCGTCGGATTCTTCGGATCCGCCGGACGGACAGTCATAAAAACGAGCCTGATCTTCTGATCGGCAAGCGTCTTAGGCATCCTTCTTCTCCTTCTTGTCGTTTGCCGTGGACGCTGCCCCGGCCCTTCTCGTCCTGCTAAACGGAGCACCCAGGGTCGGGTGCTCCAGCCAATGCTCAGGGACACGAACCTTCTCGCCCGTGTCCTTCCTAAAAACAGTCACAATCATGTTCAAACCTTCTCTGTTAACACCGTGTATTCGTCGTCAATCCAGCAATAATTCGTGTCCGTCTCACCTGCCCGGACAACCCGCTCCACCTGGACAGGACGCGGACTCCCATCCCAATGGAAAGACCAGCGCACACCGTTCGAGACGGTTTGGAGGTTGCGCAGCCGTTCCCGGACCGCCCGCAGAATCATCCGCGCATGCCCCGGATCAACACCGACCGCCCGCGCGATCAGATGCACCGCACCAGCCGTCCCGGCAATGTCCTCCTGGGAATGACGGTCAATCTCAGGCGCGACCACGAGCAGGTAAAACGGTTCGGTCGCTTCGGTCGCATCACTGTCGTAGACCTTGAGTCCGAGCCCATCCAGGGCGTGTTCGATCGCGTCAATCACCGAGAATCAACTCCGCCGCAATCTCCCCCAAGTGCTTGATGAAGTTGGGATATTCGTCTTCCAGCGCATGGTACGGATCGCGGACCGTGCCTCCACCTTTGTATGAGCCGAAGTAGGCGATGTTCTCCAGCTCACCGCCCGCGCCGGGACCAACCTCGACACCGAAACCGCCATCAATCTCGTCGAAAGACACCGTGCCCGCAATCTTCCGAAAGCCCTTGTTCGAGGACTTCCGCAGGTCTTCCTGCATGGCCTTCTTGATGTTTACCCCACCCTTTCTGACCACCGGGATCAGATGACGGGAAAGCGTGGACTCCACGCGGGTCATGTCCGCTGCCAGGGACCGGACCTCGCTCATGTCCAACTTGAACTGGGCAACACTCACTGTACGCCCCCTTCCGGGTTATCCCTGACAACAAGATCCGCGAACACGCGGTATGCGGTCGTCATGGACTTGAACGGGGATTCCGACGCGAGCCGGAACTCCTTCCCCACCAGCTTCGAATCATCCGGGTTAGCGAGCACCGTCACAATGTCGCCCGGACGCGGCTCATACGGTCCTTCCACAGGGAAATCAATCCTCGTGCGGATCACCGTGACCGACGCCCCCGCCACCGCGACTGACTGCTCATGAGCCTCATAAGACTGTGCTTTCCCCGGCCCTCGGTAGACGACGGTGGAGTCGCGCACCGGGCGCAGACTCCCCGGCTCCACACGCGTCCGACCAGTGAAACGGCGGACCTCAAGCAGGGCCGGCATCAGTTTGCGTGCACGCCGGCGGGCACCTGCAGGGACTCTGATTCGTGCCACAACCCATCACCACCACGGGATCGGGGTCTGCGGCACACCTGGCGGTGCAGTCGGCACATAACCGTCCACAACACTGGGTGTGTCTCCGCGGAATGTGGAGACCGCGCCCAGCTGCGGACGTGGAGCCCGGAACGAGGCCAGCGACCGCTTCTCAGTCGCCGTCAGATACATGCCGACCTCTTCGACCGGGCGGCCTCCAGCGCCCCAGTCGTCAAGCCGCTCGTTCGCCCACCCTTCAGGGTTCAAATAGCCGCGCGATGCGCAGGCCAGTGCGACGAGGAGGACTTCTTCTGGGACGTCCACGTCAGTGAAGGTTTTGCCGGTCTCTTTCGTGACGAGCATGGAGGCGAAGCGGAGTGTCATCTCCGCCCGCCGCACATCCATGTCATCCATGATCGGCTCCCCAATGAAATCGGAGAGCTCCTGGATCGAGCCGATGCTCTGTCGGGCTTCAGCCATCCCGCTTCACCCCCTCCCTCGTTAGTCCGCTGAGGCGTCCGAAATGGTGGCTGCGACAGCCCGGTCCTTGTCCAGCGTCGCCGCACCAAAGAACGTGTCCACCACGGACTGGTCTTCGAGCTGGAGCGGGTTGTAGTGCTGAATCCAGCGCAGCGCGAACCCGTCCTGGGAAACCGTTGCCGACTTCGCCGCGCCCTCCGGCTGGCGAGACGGCCGCGTCACAAACGCGAACGCGTCACGGTGGTAAGCCACCGCACGATCCGCCGCCAGTTCAGGCGCAACAATGATCGTGAACCCGAACAGGGACCCGATCGTGGCCTGGCGGAGCATCGCCCCACCATCACCAGCCTCGTTAACCTTCTGCAGCTGCGGCAGGGACAGCAGGGCCGCTTCCCAGTCAGTGCCAACAGCGAGCGTCCGGCCCGCACGCGGAACCTTCCGGTCATTCAGCACCTGATTCATGCGGATAATCCCGCGAAGAACATTCGACGTGCCATCAGCCTGAACCGTGACCGCCGCACCAGCATCCGTCGCGACCTTCCCGAACTCCGCCACCAGCGGAGCCGCGAGACCATCCACAACAGACTGGGCCTGCGGCACCAGGACCTGCTGCGTCAGATCCGTGAGCGTGAACGTCGCGAAATCGTCCGGGAGCCGGACCGCGTTGTAGATCTGGTCCTCAAGAGTGACCGGGACCCACCTCTGCTCAAGATCGTTGAACTCGATCGCATCCCGCGCAGCGCGGTTCGTCTTGGTGTAAACCTTAGCCTCACCAGCCGTGATGGGGGCGACAACGTTGACTGTCTGTCCACGTCCAGCAACGAACTCATTCGCGAAGTCCATGCGGACCGTGCGCGGCAGGACCGAAAGGTAACGCAGCGACGAAACCGCCGCCCGCGCCGCCTGCTCCGGAGTATAAAGCGTGTGAACCATTTCAAGGGTTCCTTTCAAAAAGTAGAGATGATTTAAGGGTTGATAACAGAGGCGATCATCGCCTCATAGTCGACTTCTCCCTGACCAGCCGCGGCACCATGACCTTCGCCCATGTCGTTACCGGGCTTGCCACTGCCAGGACGCCTCGGGCCGAGCAGACCCAGCAGCGCTTCCGCGTCCTGCTGGATCTCCTCACGAGTCGATCCCTGCAGTCGTGTCGCGAGAGCCGAAGGCAGACCAAGCTCGGTCGCGACTTCCAGCCGCATCACCGTGGTCTTCAGCGCCTCGTTCTCCGCTTCAAGATCCTTCGTCGACTTCTGAGCCTGCTGCTCAGCAGTCTTCGCGCGATCACGCAGACGCTTGTTCTCGGCGTTGATCTTCCGGATCTTCGCCATGGCGCGGTCCGCATCGAACTCTTCCTCAGACTGACCGTCCTCAGAATTGTCCTCCTCGGAAGTTGCCTCGACGCTTTCCTGATCGGGAGAGACACCATCAGTGTGTGGCGTGGATTCCTCCTGGGAACCACCACCGCCGTCAGTCTCAGACGTGATGAAGCGGAGCCACGGCTTGCTGGAAAGGGAACTGGACATGATTCTTGCCTCCTGGGCATAACAAAGGCCCCACCAAAAGGGGGCCAAAACTTTCACAAACAGGGTTTAAGGACTGATACCGTCGCTGAACAGGTGGGGAGCGTTACGGCGCATCCTCCACAGAATGTTGTCCTCCGCCTCACTCCCAGGCCGCGGAATTGTGCGAACGACCCCCGCCTCGTCCGCGTCGAGCGCGGCTTGAGTGTAGGAGGCCCGCCAGAGCGCTTCCTGATCAGACGGAACCCACTCACCATGAACCGGTTCCGCGTTACAGCCGCACGCATGATGCGACCGGAAATAGGCAGTCGCCTCCGAATAGACCGGTCCGCGGGAGGCGAGCATCGCACAGAACGTGCACGGCTTCATGTCCGTCACACGCCGATACCTGCCCGGACGGCCGCCGTAACGCACCGACCCGTCAATCAGGTCACGTCCACCCGCGAGGACCGCCGTCATCGACCGTTTAGCGGCCTCC